TTCCGAACCTTCAGTATGTCATCCAGAGTTATGATACGGCGTTCTCGAAACGCGAAACAGCGGACTATAGTGCGATTACGACGTGGGGGGTATTTTACCCCGAGGAGATTGGGGGCCCCGCGCATTTGATCTTGCTGGATGCGAAGAAGGGGCGTTGGGATTTTCCTGAGTTGAAGGAGATTGCGCTGGAGGCGTACAAATATTGGGAGCCAGAAACGGTAATTATTGAGGCAAAAGCCACAGGGACCCCTCTGACCCACGAATTACGGCAGGTTGGCATCCCGGTGGTAAATTTTACGCCGAGCAGAGGTAATGATAAACTTTCTCGGGTTCATGCTATCTCTCCGCTATTTGAAGCTGGTATGATCTGGGCTCCGGATGAAACGTGGGCGCATGAAGTAATTGAAGAATGTGCATCGTTTCCGAATGGGACGCACGATGACCTGGTGGATAGTACCACTCAGGCGTTGATGCGGTATCGACAGGGCAACTTTGTCAGTTTGCCCAGTGACGACTGGGAAGACTTTGGGAGTGGACAGACGATGATATCGGCAGCAGCGTATTATGGCTGAACGGCTGGACTTGACACCAGCCGAGATTCTTGCGCGTCAGCGACTGCAGGAAGAGGCATTGGCACGGCGGAATGCGGATGCCGAGCTTTTTAGCAGGATGGATCAACCACGGCCCGAGGAACAACCTGCCCGGCCTGATGTGGTTCGTGGCCTAGCAGAAGCCGAAGAACGTGGTCCTATTGTCGAGGTATTAAGCCAGTTTGCGCCCTTTGAGCGTGACGTAATCAGGCAACCCCAGTCTACTTTTGAAACTATTCAGCGATTTCAGCCGGGTGGTTTGGATGGTGAAGCGTTCCTTGAGGAAGACGTTCGTACCAGTTACACCCCCGGTGAGTACGGTCCCATACGGTTTGCAGCGCCTCCGATTGTTGATGCGATCAGCGGTGGCTTGAGGTTTGGTGACCGACTGTTGTTCGGTGACGACAGGGAACAGGCCGAGGCCCGCGAAACAGTACGTCAGGGCATAGCTTCTTTACCGGAGTTACCCAAGGCAATTGTTGAAAGTGTGATAGGCGGCGCAGAAAACGTGGCCCGCGGAAACATCACTACGAGGGATGCAGAAGGCAACATTACCCGTCCCGGCCAGTTTGCCGAGGCACTTGCCATGTTCCCCGCAGCGCGGCTGCTCACTGACGTACCAGAGAACTCTTTTGGTATTTTTGGTGGTAAAAAGGGTAAATCGGGGGACGAAGCCGAAGATATAGTAGCCATGCTCGAAGAATCGGGCTTGGATGCAAAAGAAGGTTGGGAAAGACAGTCTGGCTCTAACACCTATAAAGCATACCGCTCCTCGCTGGATGGCAAGGTTCGTTATGAAATCCCGATGCAAAACGCCAGTTTTAAAGGAATTGTCCGGGAAGTAGAAGATCCTGACGTGGAGTTAGGCAAAATATTAGCCGGTGGCCCGGAAGCGGCTGAACAAAGATTGCTGAATATGCAAGCAATGCGTATTCGTAAAAACGAAACAACCGGAAAAGACATGTTGGTGGTCCCCGGTTATATGGATCTTGACGAAAAAGTACTGAACCAGTATGGATTTACAAAATCGACATATCTTGCTGGCACGAAAGGTATGTCGGGTGAAACCTTAACTCTTTTTCCTGCGCCAACACTAGAGCAAGTAATGGATTTTCCAGAGCTGTTTGACGAATACCCGCAGTTAAAAAACATAAGAGTGACCCCCACCAGTCCTTGGCAACCTTTTGTAGGCGGAAGTTATAACCCAGACAACAAGACAATTGCTTTGTCTAGTCAGGAAAACACGCCCGCGGGCCGCAAAAAAATGATGAGCATTTTAATGCACGAAATTCAACATGCCGTGCAGGATATTGAAGGGACCTACGGTGGAGCGAACGTAGCGCAGTTTGAACCGATGGGTTTTCAAAAAGATTTACAAAAAAACAGAGAAGCCATTAAAGAACAAGATAAATTAATTGAGCAGGATTTATCTGTTATCGGGATTGATAACAACGGCATTCTTAACAAAAACAAATTTATCGAGTTTGTAACAGGCGCGAAAAAAACAAAACCCATGTCTGAAGCGTTATCTGAAGCAGATTTTTTAAAAGTTAAAAACAGAATTAAAGGCTACGTTAAAAACAGAGCGGACGAAGAAAGGTTACGGGCACAAGGAAAAGTTCCGGAAGTAGATCAAGCCCGAGCAAAACTCGAAAAAGAAATCGTTGAAGAACAAGCGCGTATGCGACAAGTAAACGCCACTCAGAAAGAAATATGGGGCGAACAGTTTGAAAAGAAAAAAATAAACCCGACTTACTCGGAAGAACAGATTAATGCTGTTCCCGATAAATTGCGGGCTCAAGCATATAGTTACAAAGGATCTGATCGCGATTTAATTTATTTGATGAACGATTTGAAAAAAATGGATGTGGCTGATCCTGAAAAACTAACAGAAACACTGAGCAGTTCTTTTGAAGATCGACTACCTGCACTGCAACCGTTGTTGGAAACAAAAGCTGAACTAGACGAAATAAACCGTCGATCTTATCAAATGTACGCAGGCAATCCTGGTGAAGTGGAAGCTCGTAATACGCAATTGCGTTTCGAAGGTATTGGTAAAAAAGATATTATAAGGCAAAAAAGAAAACTTGAGTCTTCAAAACGTAATATTCCGCCTGAACAAGTATTAAAGATGTCCCCGGAAGAAACACAGCAAATGGTACTCCCGGAGCAAGGGCTTGTTTATTCGCTGTCCGAAGGCAAAAAGACGTTAACTCCCGGCGAACGCCTGTCTATGTCGATGGACCCGGACGATCCACAAATGGAGTTGCCCGGCATGGGCGGGGACGGCGGAGGACGCAAACCCCCTACAATGGACGATCCTGCCCAGCGTTTTCTAGCAAAACGAGACGGCATACGGGGAAGTTTAGACAGAGATACTGAAATGAAAGCGCCTACTAGGCGTAGACTTACAAAACAATTACGTGATTTGGAACAAAAAATCTTTACACTACGAAAAGAAGCGGGCTATCCAACTGACCGCGACTACGCAAAAGGTGGTATGGTAACCAACATGAATAGACCAGTTATGTCACGCGGACTGTCCAATCTGATCCGTAACTACAGTCAGGGACCCCTAGCACGACTAGATGTTCCACGTGAAACCGTGCCGGTGCAGGGGATGTTTGAGGGTGGTATGCCACGTAACTTCAATCCGTTCGCCACGGGCCGTGAACTAACTGAAAGGGAAGAAGAAGTGCAAGCCCAGATGGCTGCAGAGGCGTTAGCTGACGATGCGCCTTTACCTCCTATCCCGTTAAACCAAGCGCAGCAACAGGCGTACCGCTCTGGTTTGTTGCAGATGGACGATTTGGGTTATGGCCGTCCGGAAAATAACGAATTTTTGTTTCTTGGAGACACGTCAACAGAAACCTCTGGCAACGTCCCAAACGCACCCATTGTAACACAAGCTCAAGGCATGTCGGGTCCCGGCGATACCTCCCCTTTCGACGGTCCTGCTAGTCCTCCTATACAGGATACGATACCGGATGCTCCTGTTGCTCCTGTAATTGACCCGACAGTGCCGTTTACTCCGCCTCCGCCCTCGTCGGTTGCGAAGGTAGAGGATACTTTAACGCCACCTCCGCCTCCTCCAACAAGTCCACCTTTGCAGACTACGACCCCGGTAGAACAAACACTGACGCCGCCTCCGCCACCTCCGCCTACTCCAATAGGTGACATAAGGACCCCGGAGCAAATTGCTGCAGACCAAGCCGCTGAAGCCGCAGCAGCAGCCGAGGCTGAACGTATACGGCTCGCGAACCTTGCAGCACAGGAACAGTTGGCTGCAGAACAGTTAGCGGCCCAGCAACAGGTAGCACAGGATAATTTAGTGCCGTTGCCTCCGGTAGAACCCACTCCAGCAGATACGTTGGATCAGGAACTGGCACAGGAGTTAGCGGATCAAGCGACCACCCAGTTGGCTGCACAACAGAATTTAGACACGCAGGTCCTTGCAGCAGAACAGCTTGTGGACCAGCAAGCCGCAGACCGTGCGCTACTAGAAGCGCAACTGGCTAACCAAGACGACCCAACGGCCGTGTTTCAAGCACCCGCACCAGATACCGTGGACCGCGGTTCTTTTGGAGTGCCCCCAGCAATAAGTACACAAGTTATTGATCCGAATGCTCCGAACTTCTTGGTAGCAGACTTAATTGACAACTACACCAGCGGTTACGCACCCACGCTGGGTATGGACATCAAAGAAACGGTATACCCTTACCAGGGTATGACCGAACAAGAAATGCAGGACCAAGGCGTCTATCAGGCACAGGTATTCCAGCCGATGCCTAAACTTAGCTTTGGTAGCGGAACTCAAGAAGGCGAGGAAGGTGAAGGCACAGAGCAAACAGCCACGGGAATGCCTAAGCTAGATTTTGGTTCAACAACTAGCGGTAGTGGAACCAAAGGTCGTTATGTGACGTTGCCGACAGGGCAAAGTGTGTTTGTCC